AATATACTACAATTTCAAAGAAAGTTGTTTACTTTTAAGGATAATTTATCCACACTCCATCAATTAACTTGAATTTCAGTGTATTATAACTTACTGAGTTATAATAAATTATTTAAGCGTTTATTATTCAGTGTCTTAACCCAGTAAGCTTATATTTCAGCGCTCTTTCAATAGCTTCTTCTAAATTTTCCTTCTCAAGCTCTCCTAAGTTAGCTATAGCAAGACGTATAATTTCACTTCGAGATAACTTCGTTCTGCGTTGAAGTTCAGTAATGTATTCTTCTATCTTTTCATTTGTTCGAAACGAGATAAATTCGTTTTTAGTTTTCATAACAATAGTATTAGTTTATTTCAATAAAAAGCGCCTAGAATTTTGAACAGATATTGTAAATTCTTTAGCAAGATTCGGATATGCAGCCGAAAAAGCCTTAACATCAAACTTTTCAGAAGGCTTTGGTGCCTTCCATGTTGCCAAAGTCTGTCCTCTATAGCTTATTGCCTCCGCATCAGCGAAGGATAATTTTATCTTCTCTTCAAGCGCATCTTTTCTTTCTTCGAGCGCAGCGATTTCTTCTTTAAGCTCTTTCAGATTATTATACGCTTCAAATATCTCATCGTCAACTTCAATAATCTTACCATCAACATGTTTATTATATTTAATTAATATGTCCTTTACTGATTGAGCTGAAGGTTCTTGTTTGCCGACAATATTATCAATCCAGAACTTATCAACTTCCTCAACAAGCCAACCGAAGAAGTCAGGAACAAGTGTAATATGTTTATAACCGAATTCACGACCAGAACATAGCCATGCAAGACTACCGAATTCTAATTCAGCAACCCCGAGCTGATACTGTAGTTGACAAAACCAATGTTTTGGCAGATCATCTTCATCAATTCTACCTTGAGTGGTTTTACATTCTAGGATACCCTTATTTTTGTTATTTTTTGGCATTCCCTTTAACCAGAAGGTTCTATCTGGACTTACTTGCAGATAAGGCTTTTCTTTATTTTGTATAAGCCATGTTCCGCTTGAACTTTTAATTATTTCATATCCTGTTTCATCTTGCCAAAATCTTGAAACCGCATCTTCAAGGTAGATACCAGCTTGCATAGCAAATGTCATTTCTTTTGGTTCATCAAGGCCTAGTTTCCGTCTCCAAAGCTGGTATGGAGTTTCATAAGGATTTAATCCAACAATCGTGGCAACCTCACTACTTCCAATGCTTAATTTTCTATAATCCAGCCATTCGGCTTGATTCTTTGGTCTAATTATATTTGTACTCATTTTTATATTGTTTTATGGTTAATAAATATGGGAGAGCAGCAGCCCTCCCGTTTATTTCATTATTTTAATTCATCTTTATTTATATCTAATGGATCTGTTACATTCCCAGTAGCCTTTGCTATGGCTTCAGCTGCTTTTTCCTGAGCCGCTGTTGCTTTTTTGCGTGCAATGGATTTCTGTAGTTTTTCCATTTCTGGAATAATAAATGTTTCTTTAACTGTTGTTGTTCCTTCTTTTATAGCATTTGCAGTGGCCCTAAGCTCAAAGATCATCTGTTTATCTATCTCATCTATAGATTTTACATCTAAGTAATTTAAGATTTGCTCTGTAGTAACACCCAGTTTGGCAAAATAGGCAATTACGTTCTGTCTACTTTGCTCTAGATCGATAGATTTTCCGAGAGCAACCTTTTTCACCTCTTCAATTACTTTCTTTGTAACAGCCTTCGGAATTACTGTAAGCACAGCGTTTCTAAAAGCGATGGATGCAGCAGCGTTACCTGTTACTACCTGCATATCTTCACTATAAGTTCGTCCGCTGCTGTCTGTTATACGACGTTTTACTTCCTTACTGACAGCAAAGTTCGTTTCAAGGTCATGGCAAATAGCCTGTGCAGTAATCATTTTACCGTCATTACCGATTATACGTGTTTGTACTCGGAGATTTCCCCACGCTCCCGCAATAATTTCAGCCATACGAACGGACAGGCCCTCAATAACATTATCTTGCCCATCTTTACCTTTTCGGCGTAGGACATAGAAACAATCTTCAGCTGTTTCCTTATCCATTGTGGCATAAGTTGCAATTTTGTTTAAGGTTGCTTTTAAATCACGTGGGTACTTCTTTGCAGTAGCGATCTGAATGTCTACTTCAGCTCTGTCAATTGCTTGAAGCATTTCAGCTTGTTTAATTTCAATTATTTCGTTCATGATTAATAAATTTAATTGCCATCTTTCAGCTTCCGGCATTGCTTTTTTATAATTTTTAATTAATTTAATTCAGAAACTTCAATAACTACAGTATGACTTAAATATCTTTCCAGTTCCTTAGTGTAATCAACTGTCAGAAAATGCTCGATATTCTTTATCTTGAAACTTCTATGGACTTCTTCTATATTCCATAATTGTTTGTCGTGATTATATACATTTATATTTATAGTCTCTCCAATTATGAATGGGTTAGAACCTAATTCATAATGAGCTATCAAATGGAATTGATCGTAGTTTTTTGTTATAAATTCTATTCTCATATCTTTAATTTTTATGTTATTTAATAATATCTTCGTTTCCATCGTTTTCCCACCACTCGGCGAAAGCTTCCTTCGCCGACTGTATAAATTCTTCAACGGCTTTTTTACAAGCTGGTGTAAGCGGTACATTAAAAAGCCCGACGACTCCATTACGTCCCTGCGGGATTTCACATAAATAATTATCGCTCGTGATATAGCCAAAGGGGTCGCTGAACCCGTCCCACTTACGACAAAGAAAACGATATTTCACGTCTCCTTTGTCGTCTACAGTTTTTAAATACATTCCCGGCGTTCCGTTAGCGTTTTTACGAATTACTAACTCGCTGTTTTCCATCAGCTTTTTGAACCAACCAAGCGTGCCAGTTGCGGCACCCTTGTCTTCGATTTTAATTTCAATTTTTGTTTTCATAGTTTTAATTTTTTAAGTTTATATGAATCCTAATGGTGCGATTAAGAGGGAATGGTCCAGGCCAGCCCCTGTATTTCAACTATATTATATCTCTTTAAGTTCACGCAAGTAGACGCCTTTCCACGCGTTTCTATTATACCATTTTTCCATAAATTTTATTCTGAAATTCCGTTCTGGCAGATATGATCCTATTACACAATATGTTTTACCACTATGCTCGAACGCCTGTGCGTTGTGAGTTAATGTCCGTGAGTCTCTTTTTTCAGCAACCTCGACCATAAAAATTGGGGTCGAATGCCATGCGCTGTAAAGTTCTGAACCTCTTTTGTGAAATTTTAATTTTTTACTGTAGATGTACGTTTTCATGATTTCTAATTTTTAAGGGTTAATTTTTAATTGTGCTACAAATGTAGCACATGTATGTTAAGTTAATGTTAAGTTAATGTTAAGTTATTGTTAAGTTTTTTAACTAACTGTATATTAATTACCTATTAACGCCAAGATGGATAGGAATTACTCTCTATTCTATAAAAAGAAGCCCGGAAAAACTATGAAAACCGGGCTTCAACACCTCAAAAAAAATGACCTAACCCTCATGAAAACATAATCCAATCTCATTATCCCAATGAGATTGCAAATATAATGCATTTTTTATTAGATGATTCGACAAATTTTAGTAAATATCTTTTTAATCCACTTCAATATTGGAACACGCTTTATATATATAATAATAATTACAACTACAATTACGGCAAAAAATATATATTTCGGATAGTGGTTATATGATTGCTTATCAATTTTTTCTAATGATTGCTCTTCGTTTACAATGGTCATTTGAGCTTTGCTTTGTTCAATTCCTTTTTCATTAATCTGTCCTCTTTGTTCTGAAACCGATTCGATAATAGTATGTTTAATAGATTTTATCGCAGCACCAGTAACATTTATTTGATTCAATATATCAATGCTTATATCATTAGCTATAATAGAGTCATTCATAGAATCATTGACATTGTCTGTTGTCTCATAAAATTCAATTTCAGTAATTGTTACTTTATCAGTTTCCGTTTTTGTTGTATCAATTAACTTATCCACTTGTGTCGATTGTGATTCATTGCTTTGAACAAGGGTTTCATTCATTGAATTGGTTTGTACACTTTTTCGTGTATTTGAGCACGAAAAAAGGGTTAAACATATGGCTATTACTATTAGTTTTTTCATTATTATATTTTTTTTATGGATTCAATACGATTTAACCATCCCTTCTTAAATCTTTTTTGTGTATATCTTAAAAGCTCATTTTCGGTTGCTCTCCGCCCAATTCTTTTTTCATAATCTAAGACAGATTTGTTGACTATATCTTCTATAAAATATATACGAGCTTTAATAAGCATATCAAATAATCTATTTGGATCATATTCATTAACAGCAAATAATGTTTGATTTCCAACAATTCCATCTTGTTTAACCCCAAGTATTCGCTGTGGAATTATAATACCATGTTTTCCAGAACACCATACCCAATCGACCAGTATATTCGCAACCTTTTGACTTTCAATTCTATCTGCCTGCCACCTGTCCCAATAATGAGGTTTAAGAACACGATCACGAACATCTTCTATAGATAATAATCTTAAATCGTCAATATCAATATCGCCATCACCATCTTTATCATAGCCTATTTTACGCCATGTTCCTATTGTAACTCCTTTGTTTGTTGCTCCACCTTTATCGGTCAAATCATTTACAAATCCACCCTCCCATTTTAATATAAAAGGTAAAAGAATATTAACGTTTGCCATTCCATAAAATTTATTAATTATTATTGTTAATTGTTTTATTTTTTTCAGTGAAGAAATTAAATAAGAAAACACTAATAAATCCACATATGGATATCCACTTTAACCAATTTTGTGGTATTATTACTTGAAAGTCTAATGGAAGGCTTGCATAATATAAAGGTAGTGCTGCTAAAGCAGTTGAGATAATTTGAAAGAACCTCGCAAATTTTGGCGTTTTTGCCATCCATTTTTCTTTAAGCTTCGTTATTATCTTTGTTAGTATCTTCATTTTTATCATATTTTAACTCATGTAAATCAACACAAAAATGCCTTTCTGTTTTGTCTATCATGACTTTTTGGGCAATTTTGGCCCATTTTGAATCATTACAGGAACTTTCATTCTCAAGCATAGACCATATTTGCCAGAAACATACGGCTCCAGCAATTATATTGGTTAATTTTATTGGCGTACCTTCGAAAATATACGATTCTATTAGAAAAGCAAGTATAATTAATGCGTATATTTTTATTAGAGTAATAAATGTGATTCCAAAATAGTAACTTTTAAATTTACCATCATTTTTCCCTGGAAATTTCTTTTTTACTCGTTTTGATAATGCCCATGCCGTATAACTATCCATAAACACCGCCAGTGTACAAATTATTATAAATGGGAAAGTCGGTTCAAGGAAAGCGATTATTGAACCAACAAAAACAAATATTGATTTCATAAAAACACCAGATAGTTTAATAAAAATGTCTCGCATATAATTTAATTTTTATTTAAATTGGAAACATTTGCCGACTTTGATAATTGTAGTGTCCATTGGATATAATTGTAATACTTCAAGGTTTTTATCTTTACGCCGCTTGTTTATTATCGGTAAATTATTCTCCGCCTTCTGAATTGCTTCAATTAATATATCCGAGCCTGTGAAACAGGAACGGCGTTCACCAATTGGTTTGCCATGCTCATCAACCTGATAAGTGCCGTCTTCATTCCACTTAGGTAAGCAAATTTGCATTTGCATCCGCAAACCAGATTGATTTTTACCTGGAAATTTTGTGGGCTGAATGATTGTTTTTTCAATCAAAATATGGCGATCAAATAGTTCTTCAATATCAATCCCTTTCCCGATAATCACATCTGATTCAATACAAAGGTCACTAAATTTTGCCATTTTTACATATTATGTTCTTAAAATTCATTACTTACCATAGTATCAACATCTTCTGTAAACTGTAAAAATTCTTTGTATGCATCAACAGCATCTGAATCTATCTTTATTTCAAGAATATGTTTGTTGTAATCATTCAACAATGCAAATTCTTTCGATTCGTCAATAACGGAACGAATTATTGCCTTTTTCAAAACTGCTTTTGTCGGCTTTTCCCAAATGCGGATTTCACGACACTTCCAACCAATTTGTGTTTCTCCATCTTTTATTCCCATTTCTGGTTCTATATTATAACGATATAAAAACGATCCGTCATTGTCATTGACAAAAGATGACGGTTTGCCATTTGCCATGTCATAATGTGCATTAGGCTCGAGTAAATTTAATTTCATACGGAAATGTTTTTGATAATTTGTTAATTAAATTAATTGAATTGCAATATTTACACCATCCCCACCAGGAACATATTTGTTTTTTATATTGCTCTTTTGTCGGTGTAGTCTTTCTCTTATTTAATTTCGCCACACGGCTGCAAAATTTATGTTTGATAGATTTACGCAAAAGAATATGAGTATGAAAAAATCTATACCCTAAAAAATCGATACCCCTTGCATCGACCGGGAAAACCTGATAATTTCGCTTTATTTTTAGTTTAAGCCTATCCCAAAGGTAGGACCGCATTTCGTGTAAAAGCGAATGAAGTTCGTCCTTGTCTGATCCGAGTATCACAATATCATCAGCATAACGATAATAATATTCGATTCCTTTTTCTTCCTTGATCCAATGATCAAAATATGCCAAATAAAGATTGGCGAAATACTGTGATAAGTAATTTCCAATTGGCACACCGTCGGCTGAATCGATTATTTCATCAAGAAGCCAAAGCAAGCGTTTATCCTTGATCTTTCGCCGGACAACATATTTTAAAATGTCGTGATCAATCGAAGGATAAAATTTGCGCACGTCAATTTTCAGGCAATATTTTGTCCCTTCAGGATCAAGTTTTAATTCTTTTTTTAAGAGCTTTGCCGCCGCATGTATTCCACGGTTCTTTATACAAGAATAGGTGTCTTTTGTGAACACGGATACCCATATAGGCTCGAGAATATTCATAATAGCATGGTGCGTAATGCGATCCGGGAAGTAAGGCAATTGATAAATTTCACGTTCTTTTGGTTCAAAAATGGTGAATATGTGATATTTTGAAGTTTTGAAAGTTTGATTCTTCAAACTTTCGTGCAGTGAAAGCAAATTGGCTTCACGGTTTTTATCGTGAAGTTGTACGCCATAGGATCGCAATTTACCTTTTCTGGCTTTTTCATCAGCAAGCCGTAAATTATCAAGGCTTATGACTTTTTCATATAAATCACCAATTCGCTTCATTGCTTTTTGTTTGGCTTCTTTGTTTGCTTGTATATTTGGATTCTTCGGGTTTCCCCTACCAAAACCGTTTTACTTATGTTATTTTTTGCCCTTGGTTTCCCAAGTCATACGGGACACATCGACCCGTTTTTGTGGCAAGGTTTCCGTTATGCAACTATATTTTAACAAGCATAGCTGAGAACCGATATTCGCATTCGCATTCGTAGCCGTATTATTCGTATTCGCATAAACGAAGCCTGCATTCGCTCCATTATTCGCATTACCGCCGAACAAAACACCACGACAACGGACAACCTTTTTTTTCATTTTTCAAACATCATATTTCGACATCTCTATTTGCTTACGGTTCGATTTGCGGAATGAAGCAAAGCCGAGAACCGATAGTCGCAAGCGCATACGATGCCGTATTATCCGTACGCGCATAAACGAAGCCCGCATCCGCCCCATAATACGCAGAACCGCCGAACAAAACACCACGTTCTGAAACATCACTTGTAGGAATGCTTGTATAGAAATAATCGCAAAAATAGGTGGTTGAACCAGCCCCGACCAACAGGGGCATAATCTCGCCATATTCACCCA